CGCTACGGGACTGCATCCATTGAAGAAAACTCGTTACCGAGTGTCTCCAGTGCTCAGGGTTGGGATCCGGAGTATCAATAACTGACCTAACTAGGTCTGAAACTTCGTGATTACAACCCAGAGGGGGTTGCCAGCTTTTCACTAAGCTATACACACGACGTTGCCGGTAACTTAAGGCCGGGAGGAACCTTTTTCCAAAGTTCCTCATGAGATCAAGAAAGTTCTCATCATCGTAGGACTTCCATTTATAACCGCGATAAACCGCAGAAGAGGTAATGACAGCACCTGCGAATTCACAGCAGAGTGAACTGCTCAAACATTTCTTCTCGGAAACAGGGATCGAATATCTATTCAAAAACTCCCTGTAGCGGTTATAAAGGGTATCATCCCAAATTACCACATCATCTCCCAGAACGAAAAAAGGAGATTTGCCCTCTGCCAGGGTCCTAAGCAGGATCCCGTGCGTCAGGGCAAATGCGGGAAAAGAGGGATAGAGACCCATGGGCTGTCCTTTCTTCCAATAATAATCGTGACCCTTATAATACCACGCACTGCGTGAAAGGTCACGGAAGAGGGACAAACTCTTACGCCAATTCGAGGATGCATTCAACCGACCTAAGACCTGAAGTTGAAGGTCTAATGGAAAATGGTCTGTAGCAGACTCCAGATCCACAGAATGGATCGTCTTCCCGGACTGCAAAAGCTTCTGCAGGACGGGGATGGCTTTCTGCTGATCGAAAGTGCAATCCCATGGAATGGCTCGGAGCAGATTAAATAGTGTCGAACCAAGAGGTAATAAAGCCTCCTGGTGGACACGATAGGGACTGGCAATCCAACGGATTTTCCAGCCTCCATCTTTATCGAGAGGAACCAGCTTGCCCCCATAAAGAGGGGTCGCGGGTGCCTGTGAACGGAAGTTCCTCGGTAAACCAGCAATCTGTGGTCCATAGAAGTCCTTGTAACGCAAGAGAAAGGCAGTGTTCGTCATGCCTTGGAAGAAAGCCAATTCTCCAGAAAAAGACAAATTCTGGGGAACAGAGTCACGAGGTGGACAACCGATCGGGCTTTTTACGGAAGGACTTCCTGTTTGTAACAGGAGAGGTCTTATCAGTGAAAGGTCCAAATCGGGAACTGAAAAGGGAACATCCATATCAGGAAAAGAACAAGCCTGAAAAGGTGCTCCTAAATTCCGTTCTAAAGACTCCATATGACTCTGAGTAGGCTTACCAGGTCGGAAGGGAGAATAGGCCATAAGGCAGTTTAATGCCGTTGCAAATCCTCTCTTAGAAGAACGAGAGAGTTTCTGTATATAGCCTAATGGGCCGTACCAAAGCCCTTTCTGGTTTCTACGCACCCAATAAATGGGGGGGAGACCAGCGTGCTCCCGCACGAGTTCGAGTTTTAAGGACCGAAGACGACCTACGGTCCAAGGTACACCAGAACATTCTACCCATTTTTGGACAAGCTGTTCAAATTGCTTAGCCACAGGTAGAGGCAATCCTAAACACTGACAGCGCGAGGCGATTGTGTATTCCACACCCCAAAAGGGTAGACTTTTCGTCATGTGACCTCCATTAATTGGATTAACATTGGAATATAACACCGTCGTAGCGCTAGGAGACCCGTCACTTACCCTTATAAACCCTACGTGAGTATTTAGCTTTAAGAGCCTCGCGGTCCCTCTTCATGTCAGCCATCGGAAGCGTACTGCTCCGGTGCTCGTCTGAGAGTTCATTGAGTGCCTCTTGGCCCTCCTTGGATATAACAGTGACCCAATCCTTTGGATCAGTGTATTCTTCCTTAGGAAGCTCCAGCTGGTTAGCCTTTATGAATTGATTTACTTCTTCGTCAGTGGGACTGATGTTATCCTTTTGGCGAAAGGCATTCATGAGGCGCACTTTTAGATTAGTAATTTCATCATGCCAGGCTTTCTTCAGCGGGTGATTCCAAGGCAGTTCTTTCACCTTGGCCTCGTATTTATCGAGGAGAGTGTAGGCTTCGAGATTATTACAGAGTGCTGAAAAACGACTCTGAATATCTATAGGTAAACCGACAATAGCCATAATACCTCCGTAGGTAAGGGATTGGTAACGGG